CATATGATTGGGGATAGTACCGTCTCTAGAGACAGTATTCTCTACAGCCGCAATAGTAGCGGCATTGTTAGTCGCAAGAGTAGTTACGACAGAACTTTCATTCTGAAGGTTAGCTATATTATTTAAAGTAAGTTTAGACATCAGGTCTTAATACAGGTCATGAAAACTATAGCAGTAGGTCTAGCTTCTGTTCCACCGTTGCTGCCAGATGTAGTAGAAATAGTATGCGTATGTGCACCATTCGAATTGATAGTAATACCAGTTGTATTACTATTTGTAATTACAGCTGCATTGCCAACGTTAGACGAACCGAAGTACCAAACGTTTCCTAACGTAGTACTTGTAGCTGCCGGAGGATTTAAATTGTGGGTATGACCCGGATCAGTAATTGTATGAACGTGAGCGCCATCTGAAGAAGATGTTGCAGATACACTGTGTGTATGAGCTTGATTCTGATCAGCTTGAGTTTGTCCAATTACAGTGCTAGAAGTTCTAGAACGCCTGAAGCGTCCTACAGCAGTTACATCAGGAAGAGTAATCGTTCCTGTATTCATCGGCCAAGGAGAAACGAAGAAGGACGAAGTTCCTGAAGAACCTGCGTTGCCAGACATCGTAATCTGCACTGCGGAGTCAACTGTAAGAATAGTTGTACCTGCAGAGATACCTGTACCGAAGACGTAGTACCCAGCCTTGAAGCCAGTTGTACTAGGAATACCTGTTATAATAGCACTACCACTAGAACGAGTTCCTGAAGTAGTGATTGACATAACAGCGAAAAGACCGCTGTATGTACTTGTAGAAATGACTGAACCATCTAATTCCAGCCAACCTGTCGGAGCTACCGGAGATGGAAAATCTGCAATCATTCCTGTGAAAGCGGATGTACCGATGCTGTTCCAGCTTCCACTGCCAGCACCATTTGCGACGTAAACCGTACCTAATGCTGCAGTATCTGCGCCTTTAGGTTCGTGTAATTCTAAGCCTGTCAAAGAGGCATGTGCAACGTTAGCCATATTATTCCTTTGTTATGAAAAGGGGGCCGAAGCCCCCATTCCATTATCCTTACGGACGATAGTACCGAATGCGGATCTTGATAACACCTGCAGTGAAGTTAGCAGTGTTAACACGAGCCGTAACGTAACCGACGTTCGCAATAGTAGTTCCGATCAACGCACCAGCAAACGTAGAGCCGGGAACGAGGACCACCTTTTCACCTGTGGTCATAGTAGCCACAGTCTTAGCTGCAACAAACCCTGTCGCACTGACCACAGTCGTAGCATCTGTACGAATGAGACCAATGTCTAAAGTTGCCGTTGCACCTGCACCCGCAGTCTCGACGTAAGTCTCGACTTCTTGGATGCGGACACCTGCGGGAATGAACACGTTCTCATCGAGAATGTAGTTCGTTGCACCGAAGGGGAAGTTTGCAGCGTTTAGTGTAAGGGAGAACTCCACTTCGCGAAGTTCACCGTAGGTTTTATATTCGCCGCCGGTTCCAGACACTGTCTGTTCGACGCCAAATTTCTGGCGGAGACCGCCAATATCAGTATAAACAGCCATGTGTTATATCCTTTCTTATACAACCTGATCGTCGTCAGACAAGACAACGCACAGATTTTCGGGACGGAACACTTGGACACCATACTCGCAGATGGTCAAGAATTCAGTCTGCTGGAGATCTTTGTTGAACTCCGACTGAACTGTTGGCATCTGACGGAAGGCAGCAATCCACGGAAGAGTATTGCCGGGTTCAGCAGAGAAGAACAGATTGGCAACACCGGTCGTAACCGAGACTGCGTTAATTGTTTCTGCAATACTGCGAGGCAGATAGTTCGACACATAGACGTCAAAACCATAGATCGAGAAGCGGAACTGGAAACCAGACACCAGACCTTCGTTGACCATGTTACCCCACTTAGGCATCGGCGACAGCAGGTTCACTGCGTTCGTCGAATTCTCGATTGCAAAAGCACCCGAGGCGTCGATAATGGCGGTAAGGTTTCGCATAGGAACGTTAGCCTTACGCAGAGCGTACTCTGCCAGCATGAAGTCCTTCAGCGAAAGCGTTTCGTTAGTTCCCTTCGCCACCCATCGATGCGCAGCACCGTTGATGAGGTTGAGGTTAGATGCGGTCTGAGAAGCATTGGCGCGGTTGAAAACACGAGCCTCGAAGCCTTTCATAAGAGCACGGTGCTGTTCAGGGGCAAAAGCCGACTGAATTTCAGCGCTCCAGAACGAATCACGTTTAAACTTCTCCGAGATGGAATTGGCCGAGTACTTGTACTGGTCAATTGCGAAGGTGAAGTTACCAGTATCAAACTTCTGATACTTGATAGCTTGGCCTTCAGCGAAGTCCATCTGCTCGGCTTGGCCGAGTCGGGGGATGTTTAGCGTAGTTCCGTCCGGGAAATCCGTAATCGTTCTGACAAACCGCATGGCGAACAAGTCGTCCTGAAACATACGCGTGATTTCTCGCGAGTAGAGGTTTGCACGGATGAAATGTTCGTTAGTAGCAACTGTAAAGCCACTAGCCATACATTAGTCTCCTATTAGTGACCGTATGCGTTCCAGTCACCATCTTCGAAGGCAGGGCCTAATTCGATAGCATCTTTCAGCATTTGGTCTTGGATTTTCGGTGAGCGGTAGGCAACTGGATCAGTCTTACGAAGCTTCTGATAATAAGCGTTAGTACGCTTCTGCGTGCCAGCAAATGGGTCTCTTCGCTGGGAGGACGGCATAGGAGCTTGGAAGGTGTCGTTAGATTTCTGGCCTTCAATACCTAGAGTTCTGAATAGAACGGAAGGATGTTTACGAGCCAGATCATTAACGAAGTCTTTATCAAGACCGAGTTGATCTACCTGTTGTTTAAGAACACTCTGGAATTGTGGTCCGTAGTGTTCGGTGAGTTTAGCTTCCACGAGCTTGTAATTCGCCTCTTCCTGCTTCTGCTGCTCACGAGCAGTCAGTTTCTGTTCAAGGAGTTTTTCAATATCGATGGATTCATGGACGGGTTGCTGCTCTACCACCGGGGTTTGTTGGTGTTCGTTCTGCGCCTTATTGTTTACCAATTGGTCTAGGTATTCCTTAAGCTTTGGTCCCGCATTGTACTCTTCGCGTAGTTTCATCCAATCAGTACGTAGTTCATCGTAACTCTTGTTACGATGTTCCAGCGTAGCATCTGCATGCCACTTACCCTTAGCAATAGCAGCGGCAGCTTTCATAGGATCACCGTCGTACTTTGTAAGGTCGAACTTAGCGCCGGGGGCGGTCAGTTCTGCGAAGTAGTCTTTGTTTTCGTCGATCTGAACTTGGTCATTCTGATTAGTATCATCTAGTAAATTCATATTACCTCTGCTGGTCCAGATTTATTAAGTCTTTGATCCCTTGAAGCATGGAAGCACAGCCGTTCCTGTGTGCCTGTAGATAAGCCCAATTAGGGTTCTCGTAAGCCTTCTGCGTCCTTTCGGAGCGATCAAGCTCTGCTTCCTTTTCGTTCAGGAGATCGTACAACCGCTGAAGCACTGGTCTAGCTCCGAGGAGTTGGTTATTGAAATTGTCTTGTTCTTCTTTAGTCTTTAGGTTTTTGGTCCAAACCGTTAGCATTATGGTCCTTGCTGTACAGCTCCGGCGAACTGTTCTTGATCGAAGTCATTACCCATGCCGGTGGGAGTTCCCATTACTTGCATAGTCTGCTGTTGCAGAGCTGCAGCTAGTCGCTGTCCATCTGCCTGCTCTGAGAGAGACACGAAGGGCATTACGATTTCCTTGTCTTCTATATCGAAGGAAGTCTCGAAGAGCTTCGCTAGCTTCACTGAAGAGAAGTGAGGTGCAACTGTCGCCCAAAGTTGAGATTGTGATAGGGCAGTTAGATTTTGGATAAGTTCAGCCTGCTCAGCGAAGTGCCGTGCTGCTATCGGACGGATACGACCAACACCTGTGATGTCTTCGACATTCAGTGTGCGGAACGTAGCTGCCTTCAGATCGTCATCAAAGACTTTGATGGTGGTGGACGAAGAAAGCATCCGTCGCGCTAGCTCCAGCATGGCATTCAGGATCGGTTCAAGGATCTGTTCCTCGAACTGTTTAATCTTATTTTGGAAGACACGTGAAGCGGCATTCTCCAACCGTTGTACTTCGTATTTAGTCTTCTCTCCGGGAGTACGAAAGCCCATAGCTTCCTTAGGAGCACCGGCCATCTCTTCCATAAGAGCTGCTAAGTAAGCATTCTCAGAGTTAGCCTGAAGGATCTGTACCTGTGGTTGAACAACATCTACTTTACCTTCTTCGGAAGCGTAGATGATCTCCCCCGGCTGCATCGTAAAGGCTTCGACGAACCCTGTTACAACAACCATCGGATAAGTAGCCCAATCCCAGATATCTGCCTTCATGTTCTCAACATGATCCATCCGATACTGCATACCAACAAGATTAGCCAGAGGAGACATGCCCCAAAGGTTATCAGGCCGCTTACGCCACGAGGCGTGGAAGATTGGAGGATATGAGAAGAACGACGGGTTAGGTTTCTTGCTGATGAGCTTATGACGATCTACGACAGTCATGACGTGATTCTTATAGAAGACGTCATTTTCGCTGTCATACATATCGCCGTAGAAAGTAAGGAGTTCTACGGTATCACTCTGAAGGTACATCTGGAATGAAGAGAAACCATCCATGCTGTAGAGGTTATCTAACTGTTGCCACTCCCCGGCTGCAGTCTTAGCATGTCCACGGATCTCTTTCAGATAGTTCCAAAGCTCCTCATATTCTTCACGGTTGTCATCGTTAGACATCCGTTGAAGAAGCTCTTTCAGCTCTCCCAAAGATATGACGCTCTTTATAATTTTCGGGGAGACTTGGAAGTTCTCTGCAGTGGGATTCATAACCATATCTATTGGAGAGATACGCTTAAGTCCCGGCCCGACGTAGCCGCTCTGCATCTGAGCAGG